TGAAGTTGGAGATTACTTTTTAGACCCAAATGGTGATGAAACAGAAGTTACATCAGTAACTCAAAATAATGGTGATGTACTTTGGTTCTCACTTGATGTTGAAGATATTGATACTTATTTCCAATCAAATATTTTAGTTCACAATATTCCACCAAAGTGTTTTGTAGCAGGAACACCAATCACTATGGGTGATGGAACTACAAAGGCTATTGAAAGAATTGAAATTGGTGATGAAGTTATGAATTATAATTTCAAAGATGAAGAAATTCAGACAGGTAAAGTTACCACGATTGATATGCCAGTTCACGCTGATATCATAGAAATAAGTTTTAATAGTAAAACCACTAAAAATACATTTGACCATCCTTATTGGGTTGTTGGAAAAGGTTGGAGTTCATATAAACCAGAGTGGACTAAAAAACGATATGATATAGAATCAAATCAATTAGAGGTTGGTGATAAGTGTTTAGAACTTCGTGATGGTAAATTAGTGGAAAGAGAAATTACAGATATTACGGAAGATATAAATCCAGTTCAAACTTATTCATTAGAAATAACAACAAATCATAATTATTTTGCAAATGATGTATTAGTTCATAATAAATTCTGTTTAATGGAAGACCAAGTTATCAACATGGGAGATGGTGTTTATAAAAGAATTGATGAGATACAATTAGGAGAAAGTATTTTACAATATGATGAAGAAAATGATGAGTTTAAAGAAGGTAAAGTAAATGTTATAAGAAAGAAACTACATGATAATTGTTATGGAATCAAAGTTGAAAGTGGACAAACAATTAAGGCAACTGATAACCATCCATTTTTATTAAGAGATAAGGGTTGGTCTACAATTGGTGAGAACAATCCAACATTTTTACAAGATGGTGGTGGTATTATAAAAGTTGGTGATTATGTTAGAGATTTAGATGGTTGGGTAGAAATTGTAGAAATCAATAGAATTGAGGGAGAATATACAACATATAACTTGTTAGAACAAGATTATGGAACTATTATTGCTCATGATATTGTAACTCACAATTCACCTTAACAAAAACTAAAAAGGTTGTTAATGATGGGAAAATATAAACATAATAATAATTTCAAGTATTCAATTCAAATACCAAATTTCTTTTCATCTGAAAAGTGTGATGAAATAATTAAACAAGTTACAGAGACAGAAGAACAGGTTGTAGGTTGTGTTGGTGATGAAAAGGGTAGTGTAATCATACCAGAAATCAGACAAACAAAAGAGTGGTACTTAACAGACCAACCACTAAATGATATGAGACCCGATAAAACTGCCAACGATTGGGGTTGGATACAAGAGAAAATGTACACGATTATTCAAATGGTAAATAAAGATATTTTCAAATTTGATATCAGAGGTTATCATGATGAATTAAAACTAATAGAATACCAAGATGGTGGATTCTATGGTTGGCACACAGATTTTAATGCAGGTTATTGTTCAGTAAGAAAGTTAGTAGGAATAATTCAATTAACAGACCCGAGTGAATATGAGGGTGGTGAAGTTCAATTTGGTATCCAAGATAAAGATACAAAAGAATGGTACACTATGGAGAAGAAAAAAGGTTCACTAACAATCTTTCCAACATTTTTATCACATAATGTAACACCAGTTACTAAAGGTAAACGATATGTAATTCAAGAATTATTTGTAGGAGACCATTTTAGGTGATTGAAAATAAAAATTTTGAATGGTACATTCACTTACCATTTTTAAGTGAAGCTCAATGTGATGAATTACTAACTCAAATAAAAAATGAAGGTGGTTGGGTTAGAGCAGATGTTATAAATCCAAACAAAAACAATGAAGTTTCATTTTCAAAGTACAGAGAGTTAGATGAACTCTATTTGAATGAAGAAAAAAATAAAGATATAAAGAATAATTATGATTGGGTTTTAAAGAAATTAGATACTATTGTTAGATTAACTAATAATAAAGTATGGAATTTCAATATAGAAAAAGCTTCAGGTGATTTTAGAGTTTTAAAATATAACATTGGTAACCAATTCAAATGGCATTCTGGTACAGACAAAGGATTTTTATCTTTAAATAAAATAACTTGTTTGATACAATTATCAGACCCCAAAGATTTTGAGGGTGGTGATTTACATTTTGCATTTCAAAATGACAAAGAAGAATTTTTTAAGTGTCCATACAAAAAAGGATATTTATTTATGTTTCCATCTTTTGCAAACCATATGGTTTCTGAACTAATAAGTGGAGAACGATATATTATGAGAGAAACATACATAGGAGACCATTTCAGGTGATATCTAATGAAAATTTTGAGTGGTTTTTAGTTCGAGATAACTTTTTATCATCTCAAGAGTGTGATGATGAAATTAAGTTTATAGATAGTAATGTAAACAAAGATAATTTTGTTTGGGGTAAAGATTGTAAAAATGTTGAGATAGAAAATGAAAAGTTATTAGATAAGATATGGAAAGTAATAAAGATATCTAATACATTAGTTTATAATTTTGATATATCAAAAATACAACACTCGTGTGGTAAGTTATATCCAGTAGAATCATTTGTTGAAGATGATGTTCTTCATTCGGATTTTGCAGCAGGAGATGGAAAGGTTGTTAATAGTTGTACTAAATTATCTTGTGTAATATTTTTAAATGATGATTTTGAAGGTGGTGGATTACAGATTTGGAATCAAACGATTGAAGCAAAAAAAGGTAGATTAGTTATATTTCCATCGTTTGCAGCACATAAAGTTTTACAATTTAGTAAACATGATAGATATAGTTTAATAACTTTCATAGAAGGAAATACTTTTAAATGAGATATAAAAATATAAACATGGAAGAGTTGAAGATAAACCAAGATTTTAGATGGTTTATTACCAAACCTAATTTCTTTTCAAAAGATGATTGTGAATATATGATAAAACATATAGATAAAAATTCATCAAGAAAGAAAGGGCATTATGTTCAAAACTTAGAAGATAGGACAGTAATGGATGACAATGTTTGTATGTTAAATATCAGTAGAACGGATGAACAAAAGTATCTTGATAAGTTTTGGAGTGCAATACAAATTGCAAACATAACAACATTCAAATATAATTTAAGTGGAATATTTGAAAATAGATTACAGGCACATAGATATGATGTAGGTGATTGGTATAATCCACATTCGGATTTCCACTCAATACAAAAGTTTAGTTCAGTAAAACTAACTTGTATTGTATTTTTAAATGACCATCGAGATTATGAGGGTGGAGAGTTTAGATTGTTTGATGGAACAATAGTAGAACCTGAAGTTGGAAAATTAATTATACATCCATCATTTGCAGGACACGAGGTAAAACCAGTTACAAAGGGTGAGAGATATTCTTGTGTTTGTTGGGCAGTAGGAGATACATTCGTATGATACAAAATGATAATTTTAAATTTGTAGTACATAAAGAGAATTTTTTATCTGATTCACAATGTGATAACTTAATAAAATATTTGGATGAAGTGAATCCAAATGATTCAGAACTTGCAGGAAAGTATGATGAAAATATTTTAAATAAAAAAGTTCGTAATAATAAAGAAGTTATATTCAAAGATGATACCTTAAACAATAAACTAAAAATGGTTTTTGAATTATCAAACTTATCCATTTGGAACTTCGATATACAAAAAATGGAAGATGTAAAACTTTTAAAGTATGGTGTTGGTGGTAAATATGAATGGCATACTGATTGTGGTTCTAAAAAAACTTCTAAGAGAAAACTAACTGCCATAGTTCAGTTATCAGATGAAACAACATATGAGGGTGGAAATTTAGAATTTGGAATCACAGAAGATTCAGGTGAAAAAAATTATACCGCAACAAGAGAGAGAGGGAGTATCACGATATTTCCCGCGTTTTTATCACATAGAGTAACACCAATCACTAATGGAACTCGTTATTCATTAATAACTTGGATGTTAGGAAATGCATTTAAATAAAGTATTAGTATTAGGTTGTAGTCGTAGTGGTACAACAGAATTTTGTAAAACACTACAAGAAGTTTCATCAAAGAAATTTGTATGGGAGTTTGGATTTGATGATAATATCTATAAATTAGTTAGTAATTTAGGTATTACAGAATTTTTAGATAGAATTTACAAAGATAAAAATACTCTTGGAATAAAATATGGTGTTTATCCACAGAAAAAAATACATTTAGATTTGATAGATTATCATGATATTGTTTTTTTCTTATCAAGAAGAAATGTATTTGAACAGGCAATTTCATTAAATTTAGCAAAAAGAACGGACAAGTGGAGACCAATAGATTTTGGAGTTGAAACATTTTCACAAAAAGAAAAAGATGAATACAACAAGTTAAAAATTGAAAAGATTGAGGTTGAAGATATAAAAAAGGATATACAAGGTATTAAAGAAACATCAATCAAGGTTATTGATTATTTAAAAAATCATAATAGTTCAAGAATATTATTTTATGAAGATTTATTTGGGTTCTTTTCAGGTGTAAAATTAAATACAAAAGAGAACTATAAAAACATAGAGAATTGGGAAGAACTAAAAAACTTTTATGAAGAGAATAAAGGTTTTTGTCATTTTGATAATAGAGGAGAAGATGAGAAATTTTGATACAGGTTGGAAGATAGGGCCAGAGTATGATTTAATAAAGTTAGAGAATGATTTGATTACGGCAGAAACTCATGGTAAGTACGAAGATGGAGCATTTGGACATTGTATATCACTACCAAGTGTGAATAATTTTAATGGTATTTACAAAACTGCATATCAAAATGAACCATGTACAGATATTCTAAGTAAAACACCTTACTTTCAAGAAATATACAATAGTTTTGAAACAGAAGTAACATCATTCAGATTAATGAGAAGAAAGGCAGGAACATCATATGGTATCCACAATGATAAAGATATGGGTGATGATATAGTTAGATTTCAAATACCAATAAAAACAAATAACCACTGTTGGTTTGCAATTACAGATGAAGAATTAGAAGAGGAATGGACAGAAGAAAATTCCTACACACTTTATACATTTAATAAAAGATTTAAACCACGATTTAAAAACTTTAGAATGATACCTGCACACATACATACATTTAATGTAAGATTGAATCATACAATGTTTAATGATGGTGATACTGATAGAATCACATTGTTGATTGATTTGAAAAAAAATGAGTGGGTTGATAGATTTATTGATGGTTTCAAAAAACAATAACCTATTTATATAAAAGGTTCTAAAATGTCTAAGAGTTTATTCGACCACATAAAACAAATAACAAATGTACAAAACACTTTGTATTGGGATTCTCTCGATGAGGGTGATAAGAAGACTTGGTCTAATTACATGGTTCATCGTTTTCTAAGTATGAAATCAGAGTGGTTACAAGTTGTGAATGAAATACAAAAGTATTGGGAGTTGGCTCC